GTGAATGTTAAAACGTTCATATCCATCTCTTCATTCCAGCCAGCTGGTTTCCCCTGTACACATTCGCTGTGCACACGCGCAACATCTTCAGTAGATGAATAACTCTCAGTATTTAATTTATTAGTATCCGATAAAGTAAAGGAAGTGCATTCGGATGGACACACTCCTATTGTCTCCTGAATTGCCTCTCGGCATGGTGGTACCTCCCTAACACAACTGAATTCAGAGAACGATTCAGGTATGCGGTAAATATAGTGTTCACCATTTTCGGGCAACATATCATATGTTGCCGCAACTGCTTTAATATCACATCCAACTAATGGCATGTGACCATGACGAATGAAACTTGCAGCCATTGTTTCTCTCATCTCTCTCCAATCCCACGATTCTATCTCTCTAACATTCCAACGTTCACCGCCATAAGAAGCATTCATATCCTCTACCATAGCTAACACTTTCACCTTGTAAGATTCAAATGTACTTTCTCCGTATTGTACTAACTCCCGTATGAAACCGAGCAAATTCTGTTGAAAGATCAAATCCACCTCTCTCATCTGAAGCTTACAACTATGAAAGTGAAGACTCTTAGAAAAAGAATTGAAATCAAGAGGACATAGATATCCACCATCAAATTCCTTGAATCCTCTCTTAAGAAAATCCACCTCATCCAATGAATCGAAAGCTCTGTTCTCAAGATCTGCTGACTTATGGGCATCAGTAAATTTGATATCGCTAATAGCCAGTATACCGTTGATAGAGGCATAACAAAATCCTGTTGCTCGCGCAGACGGATTATTCACATTATCATCCCCATAAGTGGATAGGGCAACTTCGTCCGTAAAACGATAGTAAGGATATATTGCTTTGAAACAATATCGCATGTAAATGCTATTCACTATACTATTCACTATTACGGTCAAAGGGTTACCTGAAGGATTAGATCCTCGGCACATCACGAACACCCCATCGTAATCATACACAGGGTAAGCAATCTCATATGCAATAACACCCATGACAATAATATCTTCTTGAGAATAATTCCCGTAACGTGCTAGAGCAATCATGACATCGAAAGCTCTGAGAATCATTTGAGAAGACATTCTCTTATCATAATTGCTGAAATCGCCAGCTAGTACATTCTTACCCTTTGTTTGGAGTTTTATTGCCAACTGCTCCCACTCTATACTAAAAGGATT